CTATTCTTCAATGATAGCCAAGATGTTAGCTTCGCCTACGATGATGTACTTTTCATCGCCATCTTTGACATCAAGACCTGCGTGAGCTTCAACTAAGACACGGTCTCCAGCTTTAACACTTGGAGCAACCAAGTCACCGTTCAAGGTACGAACACCTTGTCCAGTAGCCACAACTTGAGCTGTTTTGGTTTTTTCTTGGGCTGAACCTGCTAGGACAAAACCTCCAACAGTTTGTTCTTTTTCTTCGATTTTCAAGACCACACGGTCTCCTAATGGTTTCAACATCTGTTTTCCTCCATGATGAACTACATATTATTAGCACTCTTTATAGATGAGTGCTAATTTATAGTTCTATTGTATCACTTGGTCAGAAATAGTCAAGAAAAAAGTCTGACTTTGGCAAGATAAAAAGCCTGAGAGCAACTCAGACTTTTCAATGTTTAAAATGGCAATTCTTCCTCTTCCAAAACCAAATCTGCCAAATCCTGCCCTACATTATTTTCACGCATGGCACGTTGGGCACGACTTTCCAAGAGTTGGAATCCTGTAACAAGTACTTCGTTCACGTAGTTCATTTGACCATTTTTCTCAAAACGACGGGTACGCAATTCCCCATCAACGGAAATGAGACTACCTTTAGTTGCGTAGCTGGCCAATGTTTCTGCTAGTCTGCCCCATAGGACCATATTGACAAAATCTGCTTCGCGTTCCCCGTTTTGGTCTTTGTAACGACGGTTGACTGCAATAGTCGCGCGCGCTACTGACTTGTCATTGTTGGTTTTATGCAATTCTGGTGTAGACGTCAAACGCCCAATCATGATAAGTTAGACTTAAATACATATTATTAACAAAACACTGTTTTTGACAATAATACCCTGCCATTCCTCCTCCCTATTCTTCAAGTAAGCGTTTTTTTGAACAATAGGATTGAGATTTTGGTTTCTAATTGTTCAAAATGCGTGTTTTTGCAAAATAGAAATACAAGCTCTAATTTTGTTGACGTCAACAAAACTGGCAACCAAGCGCTTTATAAAGCTAATTGTTGACTTCAACAATCCAATTTCAGAGCAAACAAAAAAACCGCAAGCCTGAGCCTGCGGTAGAAAGAACAATTGAGGCTGGGCAAAAACTCGCTTCTAACTATTAAAAAAACGAGCATTTCCGTAGTTGGAGATGCTCGTTTTCTTATGTCATGGTTTATAATTAAAATAACAACAAAACAATTAGAAAGCCATGACAATGTATAAAGATTATAACACAAATCAGTTAAGTTTGGAAGTAAATCTTGCCTACGATATTCCATCAAATCACGAAGCAAGAATGATTAGCCTCTTTGTAGACAGTATCCCTAGTCAAGTTCTATTGGAAGAGACCTCTCACACTGGTCGCCCTGCCTTTCATCCAGCCATGCTCATGAAGATGACCCTGTTCGCTTACGCTCGTCAAGTGTTCTCTGGACGTAAAATCGTTCAAATGAACTCAGAAGTCATTCCCATGAAATGGTTGAGCCAAGATACCTATGTTAGCTATAAAACGATTAATAACTTCCGCTCCAGTAAACATGCCAACAACCTAATCAAAACTGCTTTTATTTACTTCACTTTACTCATGCGTGAGAATGGGATGATTGAGGATGATGCCTTGTTCATTGATGGAACAAAACTAGAAGCTGATGCCAACCTCTATTCTTTCACTTGGAAAAGAGCTATTGACAAATATGAAGCAGCCTTGAATGGGAAAATTTCCCAGCTCTATGACCAGCTGATTCAAGAAGGAGTAAATCTCGCCTTATCTAAAGAAGAACGGGAAACCAGTCAGGGTTTGGAGGAGCTACTAGAAAAAACGGAGGCTACCTTAGTTGAAATAGAACAAGCTATTGAAGAAGAGCCTAAAGTGATAAAGGGTGGGTCTGCCAATAGACAAAAACGCCGTCGGATAAAGAAAATCCGTAAGCAATTAAAGGATGATTTCCTTCCTCGTAAACAGCGATATGAAGAAGCTAGAAAAATTTTAGAAGACCGCAACTCTTTCTCAAAAACGGATCATGATGCCACCTTTATGCGAATGAAGGAAGACCATATGCAAAATGGGCAACTGAAACCTGGTTATAATGTCCAAGCGGCTACCAATGGTCAGTATGTCCTTGATTTTGATATCTTTCCAAATCCAACAGACACTCGCACTCTGAAACCTTTCCTCCAATCGATTCAAACCCTAGACTTATTCAACTATATCGTAGCAGATGCTGGTTATGGTAGCGAAGAAAATTATCGTTTTATCATTGATGAATTGGAAAAAATACCGCTTATTCCCTACACCATGTATCAGAAGGAATTGACTAAAAAGTACCAGACGAGCACAGATAATCCAATGAACTGGGAATATCTTGAGGACACGGACCAGTTTATAAAGCCCGACGGCGTAGTTTATTCTTTTAAGAACTACTCTAGTCGAACTGACAAGTATGGCTTTCAACGTGATTTCAAGATTTATGAGGCTGATAAAGTTCAAGACACTCCAGAGTTAGAACAGTTGGCTAAAACAGATAGTGGAAACCAGAAACAAATCCATTATAATCCAACTTGGAATTACTTTAAGGAACTCCTTAAGCAAACATTACATAGTGAAGAAGGCTCTCGAATCTATGCCAAACGGAAAATCGATGTTGAACCCGTTTTTGGTAGATTGAAGAGTGTTTTTGGCGTGCGCAGAGTGCATGTCAGAGGGAAACAAGCTGTCTCAACAGAAATAGGATTCATCTTTATGAGCATGAATCTCACCAAGTTGGCCAAGAATCTAGCCTCTAAAACATCCACTATTCAAAAACCACACAGTATTTCTTTCAGCTTGATTGGATTCAAGACTGGAATCACTGTGTGGTTTTATTTAGAAGCTAGTTTTTGCCCAGCCTCTTTATTTTTTTGAAATTTTAAATAAAAAAGGAGCATTTAAGCTCCCTCCTTTGAAATAACGGACACTTGGCTGGTCGGTGTATCCAGCATCTTAGATACCTTTTTCAAGGTGCGGCAGGAACCTTTCTGCCCTCAAGTGTCTTTTGATATCTCACAACTATTGTATCACATTTATTTAGTAGTAATCAAGCCTTCTGGCTCTACTGTGAACTCTGGCTTGTCTGCCATTGTTCCGTCTGGTTGGATGTAGTACCAGCCTTTCTTATCGGCTGACTGTACGAAAGCATTTGATACCATGTTGCCATTCTGACGGTCAAGATAGTACCAAGTATCTTTGTACTTAACCCAGCCAGTCTTCATGGCACCCTCTACGTCGAAATAGTACCACTTCTCAGCGATTTTCTTCCAGCCTGTGGCCATTTCGCCTGATTGATCAAACCAGTACCAATTGCCGTCTGAGTGCTTCTTCCAGCGGTCTGCAAGCATATAGCCTGAGCCGTCGAAGTAATACCAAGTGCCGTTGACTTTTTCAAACTTATCTTTTGGATAAGATCCGTCTTCTTTAACGTACCAGTAGCCAGTATCGTTTTTCTGCCAGCCTGTTTCAGCTCCTAGCCCGTTCTCAATATCTCGCTTAAATTGTTCACGGCTAACGCCCCATTTCGCAAGATAAGGATACGGGTCAATGTGGTCGCTACGGTTATCCGGCTGGTTATTTGTACAGTATTCATGCGTCTTGATACCTGCCAAGTCGTCTGTATCAAGAGTCTTCGGCAAGCCTGCTTCATCTGCTAGGTTTCGAAGCAATTCGATATAAAGGCGGTAGTCTTCCATGAACTCTTCTTTATTTGAATGACTTTCAATCAATTCAACTGCTGCATAAGTTTCAGCATTCCAACCGCCCCCAACGTCCCACATTCCCTTGTTTACAGGGCCTACTTGCATGACACGACCATTCCCAACAACATGAGAAAAGAACCCAAGTTCAGGGTCCTTTCTGTAGTGGTAGTCCGCCTCGTTCTGAGCGGTTGAGTTTCGGTTACCTGTTGAGTGGGCGTGAACCTGACGGAAAGGCTCAAACCCAACAATCGGCAAGTCCGTACGTAGTCTACTTGTATCAATATCCATTACTCTTGTCCTTTCCAAGCGTCGTTCATCTGCTTCACAGCAGACTCTACAAAAGTGTCTAAATCTTTGTCGGTCATGCTGATGTTGTATTTTGTAAGCTCAGCTCGGACTTTATCACGAGCTTGCTCCAGCTTTTCATCACCTTTAAATCCAGTCTCTTGAGCTACCTGCTCCACGGCATGAACTGCATTTTTAGCTAGGATTTCAGCGATTTTTACAGCTTTCTCTCCACCTTTGCGCAAAAGGTAGTCTTTCACTGCTTTTACGATACTGCCTGTTGCCACTGCTAAAAAGCCTGTCGCAAAAGCGATAATAAATTCATTAAATTGTGTCATATGTTTTTCCTTTCTAGCGCCTTACTGCGCCTAAACTTTCAACGGTTTTAGCGTCCCAGATGCCGAATTGATACATCACACGGATGACGTTTTTTTGATTATTCCATTTCCATGATGCAAGATTTCCTTGTTCTGATAATCTTGCGTTGGTCCAATCATAATCATCTGCTGATTTTATAGGATTCAATACTTTGATTCCATTACCCCAATAATCGAAATTCGCTTTTTTCCAAACTTCAAGATTTATCATAGCAAGCGAAGTTCTTAGGATAGCGTTTGGGAAATCCCAACCAGGAGCATTTGTATCCCACGGTTTGAATTTATCCTTACCTAAAATAACAGGGTTTCCTCCAACATCTAGACCGCATCCGTTATCAAACCAAGCGATTGGAGGGGTGCTATTTAAGTCGATAGTATAAGCCATCGGCGCACGTCTTGGTGCAGGTTTCACAAGAGCCAGTTGCTCTTGCAAGACCTTGTTTTGCTTGACCAATTCTTCAACTTGATGCTTCAAAATTTGGTATTCTGATTTCCCTTCGATGTAATCTTTCGCTTCAAGATCTGCTTTACTTGTGTAATCCGTTTCGAATCGTTTCACATCACGCCCAACTGTTTGGGCGAATTCCTCAAAATTGCTCATAGTCATCATGCTTTCGCTGCGTTATAGGTTGCGACCAGGTCAAGGTTTGCAAACTCGTCAATACGACGGCCGAGATCAGCCAATTTTTGAACGACTGCGCCCTCAGTATCGCCACTCATACCTGCGATCATTGTAGCAATCTCTTTCAGTGTGTCAAGATTTTCAGGAACACCGTCACCTAAAATCTCAGCCTTAACTGCTGTTTTTGCCTGCTCAATAGCTTGCATTAAAGTAGCGTTGTCAATCTTTGTATTGATCAACTGCATCATTGCCTTGTTATCCGCTCCTAATGCAGAAGCGAATGCAATTAATTTACTTGTATCCATGTTTTACACCTTTCCTAAATTATAGTACATGAGCAGATCTGGAATTTCCTGACATGCTCCACCTTCGCTTGCAGTTTTCCCTGCAAGCTGCTTTTTAACTTCTTTTTCGATGTCTAACTCCTTCAAAGTGTAGACTTCTTCCGTAACCAATTCCTTGTCTGAGTCTTCAATTTCAATATAAGTATCTCTATCGCTTGGGAAGATATACCCTCCAACCGAGATTTCCACCCGGTATTTTCCGCTTGGTAGAATACTATCTAAATTAAAATTGACAGAATGGCTAGTGACGGGAGCAGTTGTCTTCCACCTGCGTAGTCCTTTTGTTAGAGTAACAACCGCTTCTTGCCCCTCAAACGAGGTCATGACACGGTAATTTTCATCTAACAATTCAAATCCAAAAGTAGAAGACAAATCCCCTTGCTTAATAAGGTCGCCACCATCAATTCGAGCCAAATTGGTTGTATTCACTCTGTGGTTGTTACAACCCATTCTGAACCTCTTTCTTAGCTTTTGCTTTGAATCAACGTTTTCAACTCTCTCACATCTTCACCTAGCGATTTAACTTGTTCCGCAAGAACTAAGATAGCCTTGTTTTGTTCATCGTGGTTATCTAGTCGTTTGTTTGCAGATCTTTTAAATTCGTTCAGATTCTCGATGTCCTTCTCTAAAACCGTGAGACGGTTCTCTTGTTTGGTAGCTCGGTCTTTCATCGAGAAATAAAGGCCAATAACAGGAATCAAAGAGAGGAAAATCTGTACAATTAAACGTTCAAATTCTGCCATAGTCACCTCCATTATTGGTTAGGTGTAACTGTTGTAGCAGAAGGCTCTGTTGCTGTAGGAGTTACGGTAGCTGTTGTAGAAACTGCAGCTGTTGGTGCGACAGTTGTAGGCTTATTTTGTTCTTTAGGCTCGTACTTCCATGCTGCGCCATATCCATCACGTTCAAGACGTCCATTACGAATAAAGTCGCTTGCAGGCTCTCCATTATAAGTAAATTCACGGTTAAGTTGTACTAGAACCCTCTTACCTTCACCATCCAACTCAACGTGCTCTGGGTCTTCGATGGTAATCAAATCACCTGGCATATAGTGTTTACCTACTTCAGCTGATTGAATTAAATCAACTAAAACTTTATAAGCTGTTCCGTACTGAAGCAATTTTTCTGTTATCAACGTTAAAACTAATGCGTAGCTAACTTTGCCGTAGTGGTCGCTTTCAGTCTTGTTCTGCTTAACTTCTTGATCTGTAGCCGTCTGTTTCGCTTCAGTCTGAGCTAATTTCTGTTCAGCCTGCTCCAATTTAGCTTGTGTTTCTTGCAGTTTAGCTTGCGCTTGCACAATCGCACTTGTTGGGTCTAACTCAGTTCGTAGAATCTCTTTGACTGCTTCAATGAGTGTTTCATCCGTATCACCCAAACGGTCACCCTCTAACTCACGAGTGAAAAAAGTCAACGGCTTGTCACATTGAATAGAGACTTCCGTCTTGCCAACTCTAAAAAATTTATTTACTAATACAAATTCCATGTTTTATACTTCCTTCTTTTTATAAATTGTAATATCTTTCTCTATATTTGTTCCACCACCAAACCAACGAGTCTTAATCCATTCTTGATCTGCAGATGATTGAAATCTCATTTTGAATGTACGACTGTATTTTGTAATATTAACTTGATTAATTTGATATGGTTCAAATATAATTTTCCTGCCGTCCACATTAATTAAAAATTGATTCGTTTCTTGGCTCACAAATCTCCAAAATTCATCATTTTTAAACCCAGAAACCACGTATCCACGATACGCAACTGGAATTCCGACCAATACGGATCCTGAAGCTATCTCTGCCGCTATATGAATGACACCAATTTCTTGAAATAATGCTTTCTGCCACACTAATTTACTTCCAACATATCGCTTTACAATCTCATGCCCTCCGACATAGATTCCTTCTCTTGTAGCCATAGCATCACCTACTCATACACATCATAGATTGTGTTGGGTTCTTTGGTTCGGACTGCTTCATATTGCGCTTTAGACCCATACCAATACTTCATTTGCTGGTTTCCGTTTTGGTTAATCAGCTTGTGGGCTACAGTTTCAGACGGTAAGCTAGGGATGTTCAAGGCCAATCTATTGACTCGTAGAACACCCGAGCTATCGACTGTAAGCGTTGAGTTATCCGGTCTGACAACTCCGTTTGAACCAGCTGTTGCTGTTGTGGGAGTTGGACTCACTCCGTTTTTAAAAGTCTGCACAGACACTTTTTTCAACCCACGTCCATCATGAATCATGATGTTGTCCGAGTTATTGACCTGATTAGCCTGTGGCAAATCAGTTACTTTCCGTGTCTGTGTACTAATTACTGCCATATTATACCTCCATTCTATATTTCCAATCGGCGACAATTACACGACCATTTTCATCCGCAAGTAGGGTATGTTCTGTACCATCTTCTGTACGAATCGGAGCAGTGAAGTCGTTCTGTAAGAACATATACTCGATAGCATTTAGTCTATCTTCGTGCTCCTGGAACTCACGCTTCAAAGCCTCTACAGACTCATAGCTTGCTTGTCTGATGTTATCTACGTCACCAAGCCCAACCTGTTGCTTAGTGACATTATGCGGATTGTTGTGATTAGTAGCGTGAGCATTGAACTCCTGCTTACTAGCCTGTTCCACATTCGTCACATTTTCCAAACCTACCTGCGCCTTTGTGACGCTATGAGGGTTATTATGATTGTCTAAGTGATGTTGAAAATCAGACTTACTGGCTTGCTCAACATTCGTAACATTCCCTAGTCCCACTTGTTGCTTAGTGACACCGTGTGGGTTATTTTTGTTTTGGATGTGAGCAGTAAGGTCTGCTTGATTCGCTTTATTTGTTGTTTGGTTGCCGATAATCGCTTCAAGGCCGTCGATGTCTGCAACCTTGTGCCTGTGGCTTGAATCGGCTTTCCCATTCCAGCGTGTCCGCTCTTGGTCAGAAACGTGACGGGCAGTGTCTCCAATATGATTATCGATATTGGTTTGTAGCTTTCTTTCTGTCTCCTTCAGTTCAGGAACAGTCGCATAGACCAAGTCAGTCGCATTGTATTGAATGGTAATCTGACTATTCTTGCTGATAGTTGTATTGAAATCGTAATCTCGATACACATATGCAGATGTTTTGGGAGGAATCACATCCCCCTGTTCTGCCCAAGTGTACATGTACATGAACTCTTCATGATTCCCACATTTTGCAAACACACCGATTTCATTGACAATCATTTCACGCTCAATCCGTGAATTATCTAACCGAGCTGTAAGACGAATCGTATCCGAAATATCAGTAGATAAAGACTGCGTAACTTGCAAAGAATGAACTATTTGAGCTACATCATTCTTCTTGCCTCCGTCTGTCTGATGTCGGCCACTACCCAAAGCAATACGAGTAAAGACCAATGGTTCTTGATTTTGAATTGCTAGGGCCGTTTCGCTGATTGCTTTATCAGTCACAATAGGCTGGATAAAATATCCCATTTATTTTCTCCTATTCAAATCGAACTGAACGAATGTCTCTGAATGTGTGAGCGCCAACATAAATTGCGTTCATCATTGGCGCTTCAACTGAGAATTGGATTCCTAAGTGAGCAGGAATCAATTCACGCACATACTTTAAAAAACGGTTCAAATATCCAGTCGGCAGTTCTCCTAAAAATCGGATATGTACCGCTGAACCCTTGACCGTTACTAAGTTATTGACATTCGTAAAGCTCTTTGTAATTTTTTGTAAACTCACTGAGTTGATTTTAATTTTGGAAGAAATTAAAGTGATTAGATACCGCCTTCGTTCTTCCAAATCAATTGTTTTCGGTTTTACCTGAAGGGCCTTTTCCCAACGGGTAATCCAGTCTTCCGTCGCTTCTGGCAACAACATCAACCGTCTGGTATCAAAGATTAAGTCTGTAATCAATTCCAGCTCTGGAATCTCAGTTTCAAACAAATCGTTGATGGTTGGATCTAAGACCTCTGGCAAAGCCGATAACATACGATATCTAACTTGTGACATTAATGGTTACCTCCGCTAGCTTCGGAAGCATGTTGGTAGAAAGCTCAATACTTTGTTCCCTGTCATTCAACAAAATACGGTCCACATCTCGAACCCCATTAATTCTGTCAATGATTGTGGCAACTTTATAGTTTCGAACCTCTTTCTCTTCAAATGCTTCTTCACGTAAGTATTTAATGAGTTGAACTTTCGCCTCATTCTTGATTGTTTCAATATCTACATCTTCATCAATCTTAATCGTTGCGGTAATACGCACGTCGTAGCCACTTACAGACTGCACAGTCACATAAGCACCAATCGGAGCTACGCCTAAACCGTGGCCACTTGGTTCAGGGTCTAAGTAATTCTTGAACTTATTTACAAGTTCCGAACTAGCTTCGTTACCGTCAGCATCCGTAATAGATACACGTACTGTATTTTCACCCTTCCAAAGTGGCTCTACCAAGGCCGAACCAACACCAACGAACTCACTGGCCCATTTCTTGTATTGGGCAATGTTCCCGTTTAAGGTCGGTGTTTTCAGATACTCAATGGTCCGTTTACGGAGTTGTTTATCCGTCTCTTCGTCTTCGCCTACGACGATAACGGAGCCGATTTCTGCTCCTTTAAAATCGCTCAATACATCAATGTTGATGAGTTGACCTCTTACATAGTTGGGAGCATTTCCGACTTGTTCAGCTACTACGCTATACTCGAATCCAGAGCGACGTTCCAAGACACGGAAATTGTACTCACTATTAACCACGCTGAAACGGGTTCCGAGTGGGATTTCCTGTTTGAATTGAACCAATCGAACTGATGCCGTAGCTGGCAATCGTTCAACTCCGAATTGCCTACACAAACGAGTTAGGAAGATTCCTGTACTCGTATCTAAAAAGTTGATTTCCTCATACGATTTTAAGACCGTATACTGAATGGCAACTTCTCGAGCTGCAGGCGCAACTAAATTGTACAAGACAGATCCTTGTCTTTTGTCATACTTATCATCAAACAAGGCCAGCATATCCTCTAAAATTTCTGGATATGTTTTTACCTTTATCATCGTTTCACCTCCAAATCCATTTCAAATGTTCCAAAATCACTATCAACCATGAACTGCACATAAAACTCATCTTTCTTTACCTTGGTAGAAAAAGAATGAGCCTCATGAATCCTGTCATCTTCATACAAGGCTTCTTTTATGCGCCGTGCGATATCCATTTGGGCATAGTCCATATCCCCACCAAATAAAGCATCTAACTCTACACCGTACCGATGGTCATAAATCGTATAGATGAACCGTTCAGTTGTCAGCATGCGTCTGATTGATTGCTTCAGAGCATGAATGCCATCTGTTTCTAGCAAGATATTGGTTTCATCTAGTGTTAAGCTAGGTTGTTTCTTAGCTTCTACAACATTTTTAGCGATGTTTAAAAAGTTTGTTTTAGGAGTACTCATTCATCAGACCCCCCTTTCACTTTGCGCTTGTAGTGGAAAATTTTCTTGTACAAGACATAATAAAACCCTCCACCATCTTGCCTGATGAGATGAAGGGTTTGCCCAACGTATTCAGGATCCAATGTTTCATCGGTCCATGTGACAGCAAGCATAGAATCATCTAAAATCAACTCATTGGTCAATTGGATTTTGAGGGGAGAAACCGATAAAACTACACCAGTTGTTATCTTGGCAAACTGACGATTTTCAATGAAATTACTGATTAGTTTCTTTAGATTTTCTATTACTTCCATCTACTCACTTCCTGCCATAAATAATTTAATTTCCATCGTGTGCTTTTCATCGCTAAAAGAATGAGTTGCCTCTTCAATGACATACCACCCTTTCTTCTCAATATCCTTAACATCCACATAGACTGCATGACCTGCTAAAAAGTCAATACTTCCAATATCAGCTTTCAGACTGAACGTTTCTTTGGGACGGTTTTTCATCTTCAAGAGCATTTCGCCCCATTGCTTAATTTGCCCCTCAGTTGCTTTCTCATCCACTTTTTTCATGTACTGGAGTTTTCCCCAAGCGCCGATATTGTAGCTGTCCTGATAGATGTAGACCTCTCTCTTTTTGGTTTCTTTATTCTCTTGTATCAAGCGGACAATATTAGCACTATCCTCAATCGAACCTTCAAACTCAAAGCTAGACATAAAGGATTCATTTCCGATAATATACTGGATTGGTAAGTTTTTCGGAGTTGTTAGTGTCAACTCTCCGAACTTGTCATACAAAACCAGCAATTCTCCACTTTGCACCAAGGTCTCGTCCATGGCTTCTTGGATAATATCCAGAGCCTTCTTATCTTCCTTCAACTGAGGGGATAAGGTCACGGCTGGGGCTTTTAGTTCCCCAATCTTCAAGTCAAAATCTCCTGCGATTGCCGAGACGATTTGATTGACGTTTTTATCCCTGGCAACAAAATTGATATTTCGTAGCAAATACTTTATCTGGTCATGGAAGGTCAAGGTTGTTTTGGTGTCTTTTTCGTACTTGATTTTCGTCAAATAACCAAAGAATACCTCTTTATCATCTAGCTTGAAAGCGAGTGGAGAACCATATTCAAAGGCTATTTTTGTAGAGTTGTACAAGCTAATCTCCACACTCCAAGCCGACCCTTTTCTAGTTGTCTTGAACTCAACTTTTTCAGACACAGTTGCCAAATCCCATGTATCTCCAGTTTTATTGTTCTGATAGAATAATTGCATCATGGTATCACAAACTCCTGTCCAGGATAAATCCAATGAGGGTCTTTGATTTTGTCTTTGTTGGCTTCGTAAATTTCAGTATATCGGCTACCGTCTCCGTAAAAGGTCTGAGCAATCCCCCACAGTGTATCACCGCTCACAACCGTATGGCTTTTTTGAGCAGGCTTCTCTGTTGTGGGACTACGTTCTTCAGTAGCTTTTGCTTGAGGTTTCTTTTTCATAGCCTCAAGCGCTTGCTTATCTTTGATGGTGACCTTCCGTGGTTTGTGAGAACGATATTGTAAGAACTTAATCTTATAAATTAGGTCATTTTCATACCCTGTCTTGGTAGAGACATCGAACTGTTCCACTAGAAATTTACCGTTAATAGCAGAACCAAAAGCACCCCCAATCATTAATTGAATAGGAGTGCCTTCAGTCTTAAATTTACGAATTGAAGAGACAAAGGATTCTGGAGAGACACGGCTATTCCGTTGGTAGTTTCCATCGTATCTTCCACTAGGAATAAAGGATTCAAACTCAATCGATTGAAGCTCTGGATTTCCGACAAGCGGAACGTTACCAGTATCGATGATAGCGACTGTTTCGATTCCTTGTTTGTCCTCCAGTTTGATTTCTTCTGGATTCACTGGCAATTTAATGCCTTCAATAAATATAAACATCTGCTACCTCCTTCCTAGTAAGCCATAAGACCGTCAGCGCCGTTATTCAAAGCGTCTACAATCGTTGCATTCAAATCATCCAATACGTTAGCATACTGGCCAGCGTTGTTAATAGAGTCAATGTTGGTGACAATCTCTGGTTTCAAGGTAATAAAGTTCTGTTGCCACTTCATTGTCGCAACGTCCTTAATTAACTTGATGTATTCATCGTCCAGTTTGATTTCATCTTTAATCTTGCCAACTTCATCTAATTTACCACCAGTAGGGTTGTGCCCACCGCCACCGCCGCCTTGTCCTCCATCGCCTTGTCCAGGGGCTGAGTTTGCTGGGCTGAGTTCATAAGGTGTAGTGCCTTGGTCACCCAAGAAATTGTTTCCTGCGCCATTGCTATCGCCAGCTCCTTTGAAGAAACCACCGACAGCCTTATCGATCCCTTGACCGAATTTATAACCGTTATTAAAGGCCTCACCGACGCTACCAAATTCAAGATAGCCCAGTTGTGGAGTGTCAAGGTGTGGAGTTTCTAAACTAGCTTTGTATTGTTTAAGACCATCTGCCAAATGCAGACCTTCAAAGGTTTTCTTGACAGGTTTTTCCATGCTATCAATGGCGTTCGCAATATCACCGGCAAAGTTCGTCCGACCAAGAGAAACCGTTCCAACAGCGCTTAGATTTAGACCGAACCCATTTAAGAAGCCAATCATTTTATTAAAGCCACCAAGAACAGAGTTAATCATGCCCTCGACTGCACCGATAACACTATTGACCATGCTATCTACAAATCCTGCAATAGCGACAGCCATATCACGGCCACCTTGAGCTATATCATACCAAGCGCTTTGAACTTGGAAAGACATCTCGTTCCATAAGTTAACAGCACCGGTAACAAACCAGTCTATAAAGTCTAAAATACCTATCAAAATAGTTAAGATAGCCTGATAGAGAAACATCCAGAATGCTATTGAAGTATTGACAAGGAAGAATACTCCTTGCAATATCATATTAATTACCCCAATAGCTACATTGACGATGCCAATAAGTATATTCCAAATTATCATGCCAAGGGCAAATATCGCTCCCATGATGATTCCTGTAGCTGATACGGCTGCACCAGTAAGATTGTTAAACCATGCGACCAAGGCATAGAAGAGACCGATAAGGATAATGACTGCCATGACAATCAACATGATTGGGTTCATTGCCATCACTGCATTAAACCCAGCCATTGCTGTTTTAGCCACGTTGGTAGCGATACTAAATAGTTTAGTGGCGATTTCCGCTGCGTTCATTGCGACTATATAAGTTCCTATAGCAATTGCTACAGCAATAATAATCGGTTGAATGACAGACCAGTTATCGATGACAAATTGAGCAATAGGGGCTAACATATTCAAAACAGCCCCAATCATATCCATAGCAAAGATAACCGCTTGAACGACATATTGAAGCACCGTGGCTACAATCTGGGCAAATTGTTGGAAGGCGGACGAATTCACTATCTGATTAATCTTAATCGATATTGGCTCAAGCGCCTTGGTCACAAAGTTCAGGAAGTTCTGCCATGCCCTGCCCCATGTCATTGGCATGTTGCGGAATTGTTGATCAATCGCATCACTTGCTTCCAGCATGGCAGTTTTGACAATATCAGCCGTAATCTTCCCTTCTGCCCCAAGTTTTTTAACCTCACCACGGCTAACGCCTAGCTTATTGGCGATAGCTTGGATTAAGGCTGGTGAAGTCTCGGCTAGAGAACGCAACTCATCACCCTGCAACTTACCACTAGCCATAGCCTGAGTAAGCTGAAGCATGGCGCTTTTTTGTTCTTCAATACTTGCGCCACCGACTACAAAGGATTTGTTCATGGTTTCCAAAAAAGCAATTGTTTCGCCGTTGTTTTGGAAAACATCGCCAGCTTGCATCCGCATCTTAGCGACACCGTTTGCCATGGTTGTATAGGCCGAGCCTGTACGTTGTGCGGATGTATAGATAGACTTTTGTAGTTCCTCTGTCGTCTGCATTCCATCTCGAATCATATCTAAACGAGCGTGCATATTGGCATACTCGTCTGACATGCCTATAGCTTGTTTGGTAATTACACCGACTGCAATACCAGCTAAAGCGGTCTTCAACAAGCCTTTCAAAGATACTAACCTACTTAGTTTGTTAGAAGCATTATTAGAGGCATTCCCTAAATCTCTTAGAGCCAGTTCTTCTTTTTTGAGCCCTGCAGCTGCTAGAGTTGCACTGCTGACAAACCTACCGTTGACATCAACGACTCGCCCAGCTTTATTGACAAAATATTGACCAGAATCACCAGCTTTTTTCATAGCGGACTCTTGAGCCTTCATAGCTTTATCTATGCCAGAGCCTGCATTTTTGACACGCTCCATAGTCGCATAGATTTTATTTAAAGTGCCTGTGACTCTATCGGTCAAAGACATGGTTGTTTGTATATTTGCCAATAGAATCACCTCACTTCTTCATTGCTTTTTTACGTTGTTTCGCCTCTTCATGCATGACTGCAGCGAAAAAGGCTTTTTCTTCTACATCCATATTCACAAATTCACTAGGGCGAATGTAATAGTTTACGAGGGCGAAGTAGGCAAGTTGTGCCTCCGCGTCCTCTTTTATTAGTTTTTTGCCTCGTCAACCTTGTCTTGGAATGTTTGGTTGATACCGCTGAGTTCGGTCACAGCTTCCAAAATCAAGGCGCTTTCGCCCCAATTGAACATGGTACCGAATAACTCAGAAGCTCCCATTGTTCCATAAGAATCTTGCAATTCTTTATCGTTAAGGTCAGGAACCACGATAGACGCAATACAGATTTCACGGTTATACTTAACACCGTCAAAGACACGCTCTTGGCGTCCATTGCGACCAGGTTTATTGACAAAGCAACGGTCATTGATTAAGTCCGCTTCACGAGCGCTCAACACTCGAATTTTAACTGGTTCCTCAAAAGAAGGAAGCAAGACATCCTTAGTCTCTTCCCCTTTTTTATTTTGTTTCAAAAACGCTTTTAATCCACTCACCACTATTTCCTCCTTGTGTTAGTATGTAATTTCTTGGAATTCTGATAAGATATCAAAATCTTGGAATGTGAAGTCCGTTTCTTCGTCAATGACCTCATCTGCTGACCCATCTAGTTTAAAGATAAGTGATTCTTTGAATAGAACACCTTTCAAGACGATGGTATAGCGACCTGCACGAGATGAACGGTCTTCATTGGTACACTTGATATCAATACGAGGCAAAATACCTTGCTTGACATAATTTAAAGCCATCGCCTTTAGTTCTGGGCGGTGGTAGTACATCTTCAATGAACCTGTACCTTCTGCACCGACAATCTTACCACCCTTCATACGAGAGTTCAGAGGGGTCACGTCAGCTTTTGTGTATTCAATTTTTGCTTCTAGAGAGATAAGCTCTGCTAGTTCGTACTGCTTGTCATTGATTGTAAAGAAGACCGTTCCTTCTTTAGCAGACAAAGCATCTAATTGACTCATAATAGCCATTAGCTAGTTTCTCCTTTCTTAATCACAGATAACCGTCATGTACAAGATTTCCATAGCGTCTGTCAAGACAACTGGCAAGTTTACCACGACGGATTCTTTGGTGATACCTTGTGAAATCTCAATATCTTTCGCCTTGTACTCCAAAGCCTGCTTTTGAGCAAGTGGGTCAAGAACCATTGTGATGATTCGCTGTTTAAACAACTCACGACCATTCACGTTGTTTGGTACTTTACCGATGAAGTAGTTCTCAAAGATATATTTGACATTGGTATTGATATTATCCATAGTGCGGACAAGTTTGTTCTTACCAAAGATACGACTGTGTTCTGCCGTATAGCTAGTAAATGAGTTCACATCTGACAAGATAATAACTTTTTCATTTCGATAAGCAAAGATAAGCTGACCTTTATTGATGAGCTTTTCAGCCTCTGCTTCGTTCTTACGCTCACAGTCGATAGCGCCTGGATAAGACTTGAATGTATTGGATTGCAAGCCAGCCCCTGCATACTTACCAGCTACGAAGTAAACACAATCCTTAGCGCTTAGTTTCGTACCATCGCTTAATGTAACCCCGTTACCGACTGATACAACACCTTCATCGTCAGCATCCGTGTAATCATTCAAGACTGCAATGACTGAACGACCAGCGTCACGCCATTTCTTGATATGAGCCGTAACAAGTGCTTTCGTTGCACTTTCATCTGTACCCAGAGCCAAGACACGGAAGTCTTGAGTATCGAGTGCATTTAGGAAATCTTCAACCTCTGAATTGGTTGTAGCTCCATCAGTACCACCTTCAAGCAAGATTGTTTTATCTTCTGTTGTTAAAGTGCCCGTTACATTCACATAGTCATTCTTAAATGGCAAGGCTGTGATGATTTGTTTATCAACTTCTTTTCCAAAGAAAACAGTAGTCACTTCAAAGCCAGTCTCAACTTGTTTCTTGAAGATAACATGAATATGGTTACCAGCTAATCCTTTGTATTTAGCTGTAACGACCATATCGCTTTCTGTTTTCGTTGCCTGTACCCCAGTGTTGTTCACACCATTGTAGACAAGGACTTTACCAGTCCCTTTCAAGGCTTCACGAATCGGAAGAAGTTCATCAATCGGTTTACCAAATAGGCGACGGAAGTTGCTTGTACCGTCAACAAGGGTAAAAGCACCAGGCTCTCCCCAAGATCCAGCAATCATAACTGCTGCAATCGTATTATCTTCCAAAGGAATAATCACATCATCTCTTGATACGAAATTGATGTAGGCCTTTGGAACTCGTTTATTCTGTACTGTCCATTGTGCCATTAGTTAGCCACACCCTTTCTCCAGTCTTCTAAAATGCCTCTTACTTCTGCTAGTGAGTATGACTGGTCATCTCCCAGCAAAATGTTTAACAAAGTTGCATCATCTTCAAAATGCTTTAGTAGTGCCTCTTTACCAAATTTATCTTCAGTGGTTGGGTCCACTGGTTCGGTTACATAACCTACTTCTTCAATCATTTCCATGAGAAGTTTCACCTATCCTTTCTAATATTTGCATTCTTGGTTCCTCTTCAACCCATCGAACGTATCGAGTGATTGTAAATGTGCATATCAAGTCATTGGCATTGTATTCCACCTTCAAATCATTGATAGGGTACTTGTCCCCTAAATAACGAAAGGAAGGCGAATGAAACACCATCTCAATCTTTTCAAACTTTTGGTATAAGTCTGTTGTTTTTTCGGTGTAGTAATGCAGCAAGACAATAAAAACCTGCTTATCGTTTTGGTTTGCCAACCGCTTCCGAGTCACAGGTTTCACATCTACAATAAAACAAGGTGTTTTCAATCCTTGCTGGATTTGTTCGTCATACACCTTGCACCCAAACACATCTTTGAGTTGCTTGATGACGAGTGGTCTAATACTATAATCCACCTAATTCCTCCTTTAGCCTCTCTTCAATTTGTTGCGTAATTTGTGGGATTTTCTGTTTAATCTGTTCTTCTGTCAGTCTCATCATGAAGCGCCCTTCTACCCAAGGATTGACCAAGCGCTTGCCGATTGCAGGGACATAACGCCCCACTTGTTGACGGTGTCCACTTTCGACGAAAGAAGCATACTCCATAGGGTTAAATGCGATAACCTCGTACACGTTTCCGTTTTTGGTCACTTCTATCTTCCAGGATTGATTGAGCTTACCTGTTAGGCCCTTTGGTGTTCGCTCCTTAACCTCTTTCAAAAAGGCTAGGCCGATATCTTTAGAGGCCTGCATAAACTCAGAATCAATGATTGCCTGAGCTCGTTCAAGTCGTTTCAAGAACTCTTGAACATCACTATCATCATAACCACTCATGTCGTCTTACCACAATTTCTTGATGCGTGACATAGACCATCGGGTCTTCACTAGTCAGGTACTGAACACCATCCACGACCAATTTACTACCAGCTTTGATAGCAAATTTAGGCGAACAGAAAATCTTGTGCTCTGTCTTTAGTTGGTGCGCTTCGTTCTGCTCAGTATTCACTAAGTTACGAACAGAGACACGACAGGGGACCTTCTTATAGATTTCTTTGAACTCTACAAAATCAGCTCCGTTTGGTTTCGTACCCTCGACAGTAGCAAATACATCCATCTTTTTATCATAGGTCCATTCAATACTTGGTGTTGCCTGAGATAAGACATCATTGATATTCATCCTACCACCTCAACTTTCTGAACCGCTGTAGCTGACTGGTAAAGTCCAGCAAGACACTTTCGGCCCGTCTAGCAAGATCTGACTTAGCCAATTCGACACGAGTATCTCCAACGGAGATATTCTTGCCTTGGACAGCTTGGTCAGGATTACAAACAACGTAAACCATCTGAATAGCCACAAATCTCAATTCTAAAGGAAAATCCTCACGATTACAGTAGTTAAGAATGTTCTGCATGACTTCATCGACCACTAACTCTTCTGGATAGCCTGAATAACGTTGTTCGTACAAGTCAATCAAGGCTTGCCTAGCATCTTCGTTATGCTTTTGAATTTCTTCCGATGTTCTCTTCTCCATCAGCAGAACCTCTCTTTCTACTTATCGTCCTTAGCGGATTTTTTAGCTAATTTATCAAGCTCTGCTAGAGCATTATCGCGTTCAGCTAGAGCTTGGTCACGTTCAGCAACTACTGCTCTGTACTCTTGAATAGTGTAAGTGCGTCCACCAGTAGCTGGTTCTACCACTACATACTCACCGTCACGAACTTCGACCACATCATAACCATCTTCCAAGAAGGTTACTTTTTCTAGTTCGTCGATATTCAATACACGATTATCTTTTTTTACTGTTAACATTTTCTATCCTCCTTTTAAGGTGCGACGACAAATGCTAGACCTTCGTGCTTAGTTTTGAATAGCAATACATCATCGTAAGATTGTTCATAGTACAAGTAGTTACCGCTTGAAGAAGCACTTGGTGCGTCAAGTCCTACAAATTCATATTTTTGTGGTGCTGCCATACATGGAATATGGATCAAGAAGAAATGGATTTGTTTAGCAGTTGGGTCAACCTTAGCTCCATTTGTGAAGTTGTACAAGGTCTTCATACGGTCAGATGGAATAGATGGCTCAATCGTCACATCGTCCAAACGACCAATAGAACGGTCAATCACTGTACCTTGACCGTGAATATTAACAGTGCGACCAAACTGTTTGATGTTCTTGATCATACGTTTAACAGCTGGCGTACAGAAAATAACACGACCTTCTGCTGGTACTCCAGCTTCATCCATTTGTTCCATCAGCTCATCGAATGTTGCGAGGAAGTTTTCCTCAGTCAAATTCAATGACTTAATTTGTTTGCTTTCTGTATCAAGTTCTTTCTTACGAGAGAACAATTTAGATACCATGAATTTATCCATTTCTGGGACTTTTTCAGTATCGTTGAATGTTTTAGTGATGTTAGCAATGGAAGTAACATAATTAGTTTCATCAACATCTGACGGGTCTACTAGTGTTGACCAGTAACGCTCATTAGTCAATGTGTATGTTTCCCATTGATTTTCATAGTTAGCGTCAATGCTAGTAATTGTGCGACGTGTACGGTCTTTACGTCCTTCCTTAATCAAAAGACGTGGTACTTTCACTTCTTTAGCGCCTGTGAACTTCAAAAGTGTATTGGATGGAGAGTTCCAAAGTTTTTGAGTGAATAACAGTCCGTTTTCACTATAGCGGGTTTGCAAGCCTTGTTGGTAAGCCTGTGCATAGTTTAATGTTGCTGGCATATCTGTTCCTCTTTTCTATTTTTGATTATAAATCCGACGTGAACGCATTAACCATCTGCGTTGTCAGGTCGTTAGCAACTGTTCCTTCTTGTGTTGCCCCTTGTGGCTTAGCACCAGCGATATGTGGTTCTACAGCTTTTTCTGGAGCAAATAAAAAGCCTTTAGATTCCTTCAAAGCCGTCAACTGTTCATCTAATCCAGTCACCGCTCCGTTGTCACCTAATCCCAATTTAGACTTATCTAGTAGACTAGACACGATTCCAGCGTCATGAACCTTACCGCTCAAGTGCATTTCAATAGCATGATCTAGTTGCATTGTCTTGAGTTGTTGTTCATGTTCCTTCTGTTGTGTCTTGTACTTGCTGTCCAAGTCTGAGTATTTTTGTTGTAGGTCAGCATTGCCCTCAGCGTCTTGTTTGAGCTGTTTCATGTCCTTATCACGCTCTCTCAACTGGTCTTGCAAGCCCTTAGCATTATCTTCTGCAGCAGACACCTTCGCTTGTAAGTCCTGTGTTGATTTCCCGTGTTCGGTCATAACTGCTTCAACTTGTTCTTCAGTCAATCCTAACTGTTCCAAAAATTTACGATTCATTTCTTTTCCTCCTGTACGTTTGTTTAACGTGGCAACGACCACGACATTTTGGTAAAGTAAAAAAGCCTTTTAACGCCATGCCTAGGGCGATTGTTTATAATCTTTCCTAGTTGTATAATAGACAAAAGGAGGTGAGATTATGAAAAAATCTGAATTGGAAACTTTAATTTCTAACAAAAGCCAAGAAATCTTCAATCAAATGGCTAAAGAAATAAAAGAAAATTATATTGATAATCCTGATAAGTCAAAATCCGATGAATTTACTTATCTCCAGCTAGGTTATCCAATTGAAGTTTCCAAACGTCTAATATATAGCGTATTGTCAGAAGTTCTTACTATCGATTAGTTCATTAATTGAATTATGTAAGTCTCTGATTTTTCGCTGTTCTTCTATGTGTAGCACTAGCTTTGTTGTAATGACGGTTACAGCAATTGTTAGTGCTATTTTTGTATACATCCTCAAGGTAATACCTCCAACATATAAATTTAACCGTACGGGATTCCATACGGTTAGAGCATAAGAAAACCGCCTCGATTTCGATGCGGTTAGGTTATTTATTTTTCAATTGTTTCAGTTTCTTTCTGTATTCAATTCCGACCTTTAGAGTTGAAATGACTGTTGAAATCACTTCAAATAATTTAATTATTGCGAACAAAATTAACGCAAAAAATATAATCCAACCTAATAAAATTGATACCCAATCCCAAATAAACATGTCTTTACTCCTCTACTTTTTCGTATGTTTCTTTAAAGATGTCAGGTTTGCATGGATAAAATTCACCTTGCACGCCTTTGATGATATAATCGCCTGTTTTTGCGACCATGACACCCTCAAGTGTTTTAATCTCACACCATGCTGGATTTTTATTCCACTTGCCACTATCGTGAATGATAATCTCGTTTCTTGTCACTGCGTCCCAGAACCAATCTTCTTCAATCAAACAACGTTCATTAAGTTGAACTGCCTCAATGATCACTGGTTTTTTACGGTATTTCATTTCTCGCTCCTTTCTAAGCATAAGAAAAGCACTTAGATTTCTCTAGGTGCTTGTTGATAGATATTCTTCATATTCTTTACGTGCATAGTCAGGCATCTTTCTCTTTGCTCTGACGATAAATTCATCAAGTGGAGTATCGTTGTTTGACCTACTAGAATTATAGAAATCACTCCTAAAACGATGAATCCATCTTTTAGAGCGCTCACTTGTAAAAACTGGTGGATAATCTTTAGAAAATTCCTCCAATATTTGCGGATGGTTTTTTTCTAAGAATGCTTGACTAAAGAAAATTGCGTTCCCTAAAAAAGCAACCTGTTCATCTGTCGCTTTTTTCAATGGCTCAAACAAGATATGTTCTAAATATTTTGTTTTCAATCCACTACCTCCACTTCAATAATTCTTCGTTTAGTGTCAAAAGCCATCTCTTGCACCGTTTCAGAGAGAATCTTAAACCTTGTATTTGGTTTAATTATGAACTCTTTTTCGTTGGCGTAATTACTCAATTCACCGATATACGCACCAACAGATTGACCTTTCTTTATGAGTATATTTAATTGAATTTCAACATCTCCGCCTCCAAACTCCTCTATAACTGCCTTATCAAGACTAGTACTCATAAATCCTTTATCAATCACTAGTGTTTTACCGACAGCATTTACTAAAAAATCGTCTTCTAATTGATTGAATAATCGATAAGTTTTAAAAGTTTTTTCTGCTTTATATGTTGAAATAGCTGAAATAATATGCTCAGATTTCTTCTCAATATCATTATACCACTTTTTAGTCTCATCGCTTAATTTTTGTGAGCTTCCACCTGTGATTTTATCTAGAAATCCTTGTTTTCCTTCTCTCAATACATGATTGTAATCCTCGTACATCGCTGTTGTATATTCATGGATAGAGTCCACTTCATAACTAGATAGATTTTTCAACCACTTTTGATAAGATTTTTGCTTTCTGAAGAAGTCGTCTATTTCATTCGGTTCTAGGTCGGACACAACCTCAGAAGCCTTAACACCTCTAAGGACAGCTTCCCCTTCACGCTCCCATCCTGCAAAGATTTCGTCCAGAGAACGTTTCTCTTTTGCCATTTTCACAGGGGCGTTATTTAGTAATATATCGAGATATGGACTAATCTGTTCTGCTTCTTCGGTCCTCTCAGTCTTATCAGTCTTATCAGTCTTGCCTTTCTTATCAGACTTAACTGCAGGCCTGATAGTAGAACGGCAACGGACATGGAATGGCGGTGCGGTTCGACCTGGTTCATATTCCTTAACAGAATAAACCTCGTGATTTTCTCGCCTGCAAATCTCACTTGTACGACTGTCTAATACCGCTACGATTTCGTAGTGGTCGCCACCTAATTCCTTGATAGTATCTAGCGTAGCGAGGTTATTATAAAAGGTCGTCTCAGTCCTGACAAGCGTATCAGCTCGATGATAGGCGACCCCTGTACGTTCAGAAAGAGCTCTAGCCATTCTATCAATAGACCAGCCACCTGTTAGTCCTTTGTTCAAGACATCACTGATAGATTTATAAACAGCTGCATCATGTCCCCACACATTTGTTGAGAATGTTTTACCACTCCAATTACTAGCCATCTTATGCTTAACTGCATCGACATTTAATATTGGTTTCTCTATGATTCCAAAATGAGCCAAGTTCTTAGCTTGATGGATTTTACCCTTGATGTAGACGTCACTCAGAGCCTCTGTGACCCTGTCATGTATGCCCTCTGGCTTTCCGTATAGCTCAGCCGTCAGACGCTCAATTTCGGCAAGCAAAGCCTCCTTGCGACTGATACGATGGCGGTAGCTCAATGCGTCCAACAAAGGTGTCGGTGTGTCAGGATTCAAGGCCATCTCACGGAACCTTTCAAGGGTTACATGCTTAAACTCTCTACGCTCTTTATCCGTCAGATATTGCTTAGCCTCTGCATGGGTCATTTTGTTGTCAACAGCATATCTAGCATAGAACTTCTCAATCTCAGAAACTAGCTGGTGTTTATAGTCTGCTAAAGATTGGCCAATCTGGGCCATATACCTATCAGCAACTATCTGAGCGTTTTGTTCCTGTTGTAAAGCACGCTCAGTCCAATACTCATCTATCTTTTTCTTGTTCTCGGTCGTCATGATCTTCATCTACCTTTTTGAAATTGGTCTGAGAGTATGGTTCTTGTCCTTGTTCCTGTTGTTCTTTCAATCGTTTCTCAACCTCTGGTTGATACCATGGATGTTGTTCACGAATGCTTAGGTCGTCTAAGATACCGATTGAGTTCACACAATCTTGAATGGCTTCAGACTCATTTGAAATGATGTCACGGTTAAATACATAAGTAAATTTAGATGGATCAAACGCTACTCCTTTATTAGCTGCATACTGTTCTACGAACCAAAGAAATTGCTTGATACCTTTTTGAAACTCGTTTTCTAGCTCATTACAGTCCAAATCAAGGTCTGTATAGCGCCATTTAAGAGCTTGGCCACTTGCATTGCCTAGATTATCATCTTGGGTATCAATGGCTCGAGCAGCCTCATACAAGAACTTACGAGAGCGTTCGATATCTGCTTCAACTCCACTGGTATCATTGTCTGCTTGCAGGGTATCTACACCACCATCACTAGAAACTTTGATAGAGCGGAACTTATTCAGATTATTCATGAACTCGCCCAAGTCTGCGCCTTGATAGTTTTTCAAAACATAAATCAGCTTCGGCATATCTGCCAACATATCTGCGTTAGTAGACATTTGAAGTTGAATATTATCAATCAAAGACTTGGTTTGGACTAAAAGACCGTCCTCATACTCGTTGTAGCGGAATGGAATCAGAGGGACTTTCTCCCAAGTATAAGGGATTCGTGTACCGTCTGCGTTAACATAATAAAAATTCCCCTTTGTCTCCTTAGACAGTGGATTAAGTTCAAGGCGTGAACCTGTCCAGATATAATCTGTAATTCCTTGTTCATCGTAGTATTCTACAAAGGTTTTAGTCTTCTTCATTCCGCTTTCATAAACTGCCTGTTTGTAGACACGTACAAAGGCAGATAATTCCAAATGACGCTCGTCTTTCCAAAAAGGGATAATCTGTTCACTTGGGATTTTAAACAAGCGTAGACGGCCATTCTCGTCGTAATAAGGCAAGCCATAAGCTATCCCTTTCATCACTGCTTCCTTACCGAGTGACTTAATCGTAGATAAAAGGTCCTCGTCAAACACGCTGTCTAAAAAGTCTTGTGATTTTTCTCCTTCAAGCGAGATTGTCGGTTGTTTAGAAAATAAATACCCGACCTTCTGGTCTACCAACTTCTTAAACAAACCTAATTCAATCCTTGAGTTCGTCCGCCAATCCACATCTACCTTCTTATTTCGAATATCCGTGCGATTTCGATAATAGTTGTAAGCTTCTTTCATTGTGCTTACTTTCTCAGAATTCTGGTGTTCTTTTATCTCAATCTCTAGTATTTCATTTTGGGTTGTATTCTTAATCAACAACCGCTTAATTAACCATTTAAACCAATTACTCAACATTTCTCCTTCTTCTACCAGAATGATATTCCTGGCTGTCTCATATCGTCTTCAAACGCATATCTAGTAGCGTCGATTGTGTGGTCATTTACTTCTTCTAGCTTGGGTTTGGGATTTCCATCACGGTCAACTGCATAGTCGGCACTTTCGAACTCTCTTGCGATATTCGGCGTGCGTTCTGGATCTATCACAATCGCATCCAAATCATCCAACCAGCGCTCTCCATACTCACGACTATCAGGACCTTTCTTAGCACCTTGAACAAGCGGAATATTCAGCTGCAGTTTTAATTCATCAATCGACTTAGGTTCTGCGCTATCACAGGTTATCATCTGAGATTGATAGCCTTTCTCACGGATTCTTTCAGCCAATTCACGGTTGCTAATCTTCACGCCATAAATCTCATCGATAGCGTAGATAACTCGTTTCTTCTTGTCGTAATGCCATCTTACAAAGGCCAGAGGGTCGTTGGCGTAACCAAAGTCGTTACCTTGTCGAATGTTATCAAACCTTGCTATCTCCTCGTCTGTAATCTTGCGGAATACCAGATTTTCAAACGGTGCTACACCCGAACCGATAGCCTCACCCAAATACTCCCAACGGTAACGCTTCTCTGAACGCTCTCTCGTAGCCTCTGCTTCTTCTATGAATGCTTGGGATATATATGGGTTATCTAAGTAAGTCGAATGGTGTACGTGGGTGTTAGGAGGCTGTATGACACTCTCATACTTCTTATTCACCCAAGACTGTTTTCTTTTTGGAGGATTGTAAGAGTAAAAGAATTTATAAAAAAGACCATCATCCAATTCTCCACGAAGAAGGGAGTTGGTGATTGTCTTTACTTCATCTTCAGTTTTGAACTCAGCAAGCTCTTCAATCCAGCCGATTGCGAATGGAAAACGGCTGTCTTTCAAGGACTTAATACGCTCTGGATCTTGTGCACCACGGAAGATAATATAATTTCCTCTTGGGATATAGGTTATCTTCAAAGGGGACTTATTAATCTTAAATAAATGACTAACCCCTTGCTCACTAATCGCCCATTTCAATTGCTCATAGACCGATTGTTCTAAGGTATTATCCGTCTTACGAATACACACGGCATTGACTGGATAGCGCATAATCAGTTGAATGATAGTGTGTCCGAGGTCGCTTGACTTACCAGAACCACGCCCACCCTTTTCAACCACATGTAAGATTTTAGGGTCTAACGCTGCACGCCACATAGAGTAAAAAGCCTTTGGGATAAACTCACTCATTCTACGCTTCATTGCTAACTCCTATATCATCAACGAATTGAACAGCCGAAGACATCTCGATTTCTTTTCTCTCTAAATATGCTCCATTCACTTTGAATATATGATCTAGAGAGCGTTGCCTTTCTTCAATTGTCGGAGTAAATTCATAAGTCGTTTCTGATACCTCTACACCTTCAACGGTCTTTACAGTTTTTTTAGAATACCTTTGTTGAGTTTCCCCTCTAGCAATACTAGCAGAGATTGCCAAGGCTTCTGCGATTGACATCGAACGTTCGTCAAAAAGTTCTTCAGTACGTTTTTTAATGTATTCAGAAATCTCAACATTTTTCAACAATCTTTGCCCTATGCTATATGCCGTTTTCTCTGAGTAACCCACCTTAATAGCGGATTGTGTTGCGTTTCTGCTGATGATGTACTCATCTGCGAATCGTCTTTGTCTTTCATTCAATTTTTCATCACCACCTTTCGACAAAATAAAAAGCCACACGATGTGTGACCTTTTTAAGACCTCTCTCTGCGAATTGAAATCGCAATTGGAACGACAGGACTCGAACCTGCCTACGTTTCAGACCCTTTATAGTCATATCGCTCCACCAACTGAGCTACGTTCCAACTGCAAGGCGACTACAACCTTGCGTGTTAATTAGAAATAAAATTTCTGATTTATTTTTTTGTAGTCTTTAACGGCGATGCCCGGAATCGAACCAAGGGAAACATAGGAGAGAAACCACTTGCCTGTCACCGCCAAAACGAGACCGAAGCCTCGTAAAAATATAATAAAGTATAAAGGAGACGTCAATTGACCTATCACTTGACAATACTATTTTACCATGTAAAATAAGCCATTTCCTAGCAATTTACTTGCAAATATCTCCCAAAAATTTACGAAAGACAATCAGCTTACCTTTTCGATAGGCTTCCGCAAATTCCAAAGCACCTCTGCTAAGCATGCGGTAGAACTCACTTTCAGAATAGCCTAAGTCCATATAGATAGCCTTGTCTGATAATTGGATTTTCATATCCATGTACTTCTTTGCGATAACCTGCCGAACGTATGGATCTATAATGCAGTTGACTGCTCTCTCAATCTCCAAAACCTCTGCCTCTGCATCCACATGGTCGATAACCATATTCTCAGTAGCTGTGTTCTTACCAGTAAATGTCTTTGGTTCAAATGAGTAGGTCGTTGTGATCTTAGGCAAATACTCAGCGCCTGCCATTCGGACATACGAGCGATAACTCTCTAGAACATCATAGACATTTCTCTTGGTGAATTGCACGTCAACCTTTTTTAATAACCTCACAACATAGCTCCTTTATGATATAATATTTTTATCGGATATATCACAAAGGAGTCAGCCTGTGCTGGCTTTTTTCTTGCCTTACTCCCTTTTTAGGTGTATACTGTATGTATACAAAATAAAGGAGAAACAAATGAATACTGTTAAAACTCGTAAGGTGGGGAACTCTGTCACTGTGACCATCCCAAAAACACTCAACGTTCCAGAGGGGCAGGAGATGTTTGTCTACAAGGGTGTAGATAATGTCATTGTCTTAGCTCCAAAAATTCCAGACCCATTTAGTGGTGACGCGGACCTACACATGGAAGATGACTTCGAGGGGGTAAAATTCCTTGACAGCGAAATATGATTACATCCCAGAAAAACAGGACATCATCTGGATTGACTTTGACCCATCTGTTGGACGTGAGATTCAGAAACGCCGTCCTGCTATTGTCGTCTCGCGTAGAGAATATGCGGAGCGGACGGGATTTGTTGCTGTATGCCCTATTACACACGGTCAAAGCAGACTCGAAGAGCAAGGCCTGCTCGTTCCTGTGCGTTCCAATAAGGTAGATGGCTCTGTCAATCCACTCCAACTCTATACTTTTGACTTTAGAGAGCGCAAGGCTCAAAAAATCACAACCATGGATACAACCAGTTTTCAGAAGGTTGTCCAACTCTACAATTTCATCTTCGAAGCCTAGTCCTTATGGATTGGGCTTTTTTAGTCATGCTCCATCTCCTCAATCAACCAGTCAAGGTTCTTACGTGCTTTCTTCAGGTCTTCGATACCATTCTTTTCTTTGTATCGAAGTAAATACTCGACCGCACTGCACCAGCGATGCGCTTCCATTTCTGACTTGCCTTTGATGAAATTTCTCGTAACATCCTTCACTTCTAGACCATAAGTCCCGATGTAGTGGTTTGGTTTATTTATGTTGTCTGTCATGCCAAATCCTCCTTAGATGAACAAACTAGCTAACCAAATCAAAAATGCACATGTAATGATTTTTGAAATACTGCTTTTTACAGCGTATGAATAATCTTCATAAGATTCTTTTTTGCTAGATAATACAGGCCAGATGAAAGATAGTAGTGCATCCATCCCTAATGCTTGCCAAACTGTAATTTTACTGACTGGAACAATCGTTGTGATAATTTCATTCCACCCATACTGAACTACAAATGGCGAAACAACGATTACAAATACCGCCCCAATAATAATTCCTAGTTTTTTCATTTTATAAATCCTCCTCTTTGACGAAAGTACCATCAATCCAACGACCCTTGCGGTCTTTGATTTCTTGGTATGCCAGTTCAAAACATTCTTCAAAATCATAACCGAGAATATTGCTGATTGATTTTAGATATTCAACCGCGAATACTAAATTATAACGAAATATTCCATTGTATCTTCTATCGCTATACGATAGAATTGCACAAATGTTTAAATTTAAGCCTTTAAAACATTTCATTACATCTACTTCTTCAGCGGGATTTAATCCCTCAAAAATCTTATGCACATCCTCTTTAATCAGCAAGGCCAGGCCAACAATCACGACTGCACAATCTCCAATGCTATCCTTGGTCAGTTTCTCATTCTTCTTGAGATAACCTGCGCATAGTTCTCCAAATTCCTCAATGAGTTTCAAAGATTGTTTGTCTAACCGTCCACCGTTTTCAAGATCACGGTCTATAAACCATTGTTTGACTTTTTCTATTGTGTTCATGATAACTCCTTTGCTATCGCTGCTATGACATTGACTGTCACGCTATTTCCTGCTTGTTTATATAATTGACTGTTAGAGTTGACCTCTTGCGCTTTGTCAAAAGCCCAGTCTGGAAATCCTTGCAATCTCCAGCACTCACGAGGTGTTAGTTTCCTAATTCTAAAATCAGGCTCAATCACACCTTGACTTTCCCCAGTTAAGAGAGTATTGGCTACTTGCTTCCCAACTCGTCCTCGTCTTGTTTTAGAGTTTGGGTGTGATAAGTTCACACTATCCCCAACCTCTGCCTCTGCATAACCTTTAGATGTTGCTTCTTTGACTCTGATTTTAGGTTCAAGGCCTCCACCTTGATAGGCTCGGATTGTTGGTGCGATGCCGTCTGTTTCGTAAACCACTCCACATTGATTAAAATTGGGTTGCAGTACTCCAAATTGTTTTATAGCATTGCTTTTTATAGCTATCTTTTGTCCCTCTCCCTTGTTTGTTGTAAGCGTGGGAGCTAGACCGTCAGCTTGATAGACTTCCCCATTCATTCCATTCCCAGATGGATTTACATTCCCGATTTTCATGACTGATTGGCTACTAATTGACTGATTTTCTCCGCTGAGAGGAAATACTTTTCGTCCACTTGTTCCTCTAAGATGTCCGATAATGAACACACGCTCCCGATTTTGGGGGACTCCAAAATTCTTGCTATTAAGCACTTGCCATTCCACATCATACCCCAATTCGTCCAAGGTTCGGATGATGGTTTCAAATGTAGCCCCTCCGTCATGGTTGAGCAGTCCTCTGACGTTCTCAAGGAATAGATATTTAGGTCTGAGAATAGATGCGAACCTAGCAATTTCAAAGAACAAAGTTCCTCGTGTATCTTCAAAACCTCGTCTGTTTCCTGCAATTGAGAAAGCTTGGCACGGAAATCCGCCACAGATAATGTCCACACTTCCGATTCCTCGAATAGATTCATCTGATACTGCTGTGATGTCATGTAATTCAATTTCTCCCTTCGTATTGTGTATCGCTTTATAGCTTTCTCTAGCAAACTTGTCAATCTCACAAAAGCCAATACATTTATGGCCGGCAGACTCCATTCCTAAACGAAATCCGCCAATTCCTGCGAATAAATCCAAGAATTTCACAACAATACCTCATCCCCGACCGTCACCTTGTCATACACGTCCTTCGTAACCACAAACACACCGTAGTCACGAATCGTAAGCGTGTATAACTTTCCATGTCGTCCTTTCTCGACGACTTTACCGAATATCTCAGCGCCTGCGTTATCAGCCTTATAGATAACCATCGGCTTCTTCTCTTCCAAATCTCGAATCCTGTCCATCTGCCAGATGTTTAGTCCAGCAGATAGCAGAATCCAGATTGCTATGAATCGTTTCAATCTACTTCAACTCCTAACTCTATCAACTGCTCTTTTAAATCCTCGATTGTTCGCGTCAAAGCAACCTTAATCGCATCTGATAAAACTTCAGATGTAATAAACAACGTTGTATTAGAATAAAATGTACAATTTTTAATTGATAACCTAAATTTCGGATCTTGTCTCAATATTAAAGCTTCTTCAAGGGGCGTTTTTTTGTGATTGATAAACTTTTCAAGTTCTTTAATCTGTTGCCTGATTTCTCCTGCTTTTTCTAGTTCTTTCATATCCATCACTCCACCTCCTTACTTTTCAAGTTTTTTGATTTCACGTTCAACTAATTCTTTACGTTTTTGTAATTCTTCTAGTTTTTGAACATCTAATGCTTTCTTAATAATTTCAAGTCGTTCAAGATTGTCTTTGAATTTGATAAGTGCTTCAACTTTGCGAGCGTATTCGCTGAAATTATTGCCCCAATCATAATTTTCCCATCCAAATTCACGACTGAGTTCCTGTTGTAAATCATTATATTTTCTTCTTAGGTCGTTATTGACCATTCTTTGTAGGTTTAAAATGTAAAATGTCATAGCCGAAATCAACAAACAAGCTATAAACATTCCCCAAAACATTAAATTTTCCATTTACTCAACCTCCTCATTTATTTCCATAAGGCTGTCCCACATACCCCCATCAAGTCTTGTAATATTCTTGATTTCATCTTTCTTTAGTGGTATTGTTTTAAAATCCCACCATTCCGAACCATCATACTCACCGCGTTCTATCCACCAGTCTTTACCAACTAGTACAAGGTCTTTTGCTACTCTTTGTGCACCAAAACCACTACCATAGTCTGTATGCTTTGCTACTGTTTCAAAGTTATCTTTTGTGATTTCAAAATTATTACCTTGGATAAATAAAACATCATCAAATGTTTTACCATATTCACTTAAAATCTCTATAGTTTCTTCCCATAAATTTGTCATAATCACTCCACCTCCTCAATCTCAATCCCCGGGCAATCGAATACCCAGCCGAAGCCTGCGTCTTCTAGTTGTTTGCGGGTGTGAAATGCACGAATATCTTTCATATCACAACTGCTATCCATGAACCATTCATTTCTTGGTGCATAGTAATTCAAGAATGCGTTATCTTCTTCAACTCCTTTAATCCTTACCAAATACCGCTTCTCTTTCTCGACCTCGTAGCCGTCAAGCCATGCACGGGCGAGTATATTCATATTGTTTTTTTGATAAAACCATTTTGATATTTCAGAATCTTTTGGACCATTTCTTATATCTTCGAAAATGTCTTCTAAATCCCAAAAGTTTAACTTTGCAAATTCAAGTAAATCCACCACAAACTGCGGTACTTTGACTTTTTCGGGTTTGTCTAGTTTAGAAACAATTTCTATTATCGCGTCTATCTCAATATATTTTTCTTCGTTGCCAAAAATTGTTTTTAAACCTTCTATCCGCTCTATCAATTCCTGATTATTCATCTTCCAACTCCTTTATTTTCTTCTTCCAGTTTTTCACTTTCTTTTTTAAGCAAGTCGCGTTCCTCAGACCTGCTAAAAGCAAGCGATTTGACACACGGCTCAGATAGTTCAACTATCCTTGCCTCTGTCTGCTCGATTGTGCGTTTTATTCCATCAATTACTACCTGTTTATCATAATTCATCTTCTAAAAATCTTTCAATATCGTCTCTGTGGAAGGCTTTCGCCAAGCCGTCTAAGTCGTTCAGTGCTTCAATATAGTCTGGACGACCTTCCCCATACTGCTCTTTCAAAAATTCAACAAAGAGATGAATTTCCTGATAGGTTACTCCAATCATATTTCTTACCTCACTATCCTCTGCAATATCTTATGCTACACTCTCCACAAAACGGACACTGTACATCTGTTCTTAGTTTATTCATTTGACCAACTCCAACGCTTCCTGGGCGCTTCTAGCAACACCAGCTATTGCACCTCGTTTCCTAACCGTCTCAATAAAATTTTCCTGTTCAGGTCTCACACGACCATTTTCTTTTTTTACTTCAACATAAAATATCTGTCCGTCCGGTCTAAAACCATAAAGATCAGCATGACCTTTTGGCAATCCAGTATCAAACCATCTTCCGTCAGCCGTTCTTACTTTTCCAACATTCGTTCGAAAAACGGTATATCCTGCTTGAGTCAATGCGACTCTAATTTCATTTTGCACTTCTTGTTCTGACTTCATTCCTTCCTCCCAAAGTTACCGTTATTGATTTTAGAACGGTAAACAACAAAAATTCAGTTATATCAAGGGTTTACGCCATTTTTTTATCCAAAGGTTACCGTTACAATTACCTTTTCTCTTTATATATATTTTTATATTTTATTTTTTTATTATTTCAATAGAAAAGAAAGGCAACACGGTAAACAACACAAGGTAAACCCTTGATACATGAGGCTTAAATCAGGTTACCGTAGTATAAAAACATACGGTAACCTAACGGTAAACGGTAACTAATTCATACCCTGTTGTAGTCATTTGACTTTCATCATTCATCCAAGAGAATCCGATATAATGTTTCGGTACATCTACTGAAGGGATGAATTTCCCTGAAGGTCTCATTTTTTTCTTCACCCAATTCTCAGGGATATTTTTTGCTAATTGTGTTTCAAATTTACGTTTTGTTAATTTTGTGACCCCTTCATCTCTGCACCATTCCTGATACAACCACCACAAAAACCTTGAAGGGAGACGGGTGGATTCAAATTTATCAAACCATTCATTGACGAACGCCTTAACCGTATCGTTGGATTCCTTGAAATCCTCCAAGGCCTCAATTGAGGCTTGCGGTTCAATGAAGCGATCGAATGAAATCTCAAGGGCTTTCTTCAGAACGTACTCAAGAACTTCCTCGCGATAGATGTAATCGTCCTTAATCGCCCAGTTATCTTCCTTGCTTGAAAATGATTTCTTAAACGGTACAATCGCAAACCGTCTATATGTACCATTGGTTTTATTTTTAAAACGTGGTAATTCATTCGTGGATTGAATGACAGTTTTTTTAAATACGGTTGTATAAGGTTGTTTGTTTTTTTCCTCGACTAAGACCGGCTCACCAGTCACGACAGAGTTGAAATTTGAAGATTCATCTACGTAGATACCAGCCTGCACATCGTCTCCGATGATAACAGTCTTACCTTCAATCATCGATAGAGCAAATCGCTCTGAAAATTGATTAAGTTTTAAGCTAGCCACATTTCGCATACCTACCAGATTGGTTATGAGTTGCTGAACAGTACCCTTACCGTCATTCCCCTCACCGACAAACCAAATAGATTTCCTGTAAGAGTAATTCCCATTCAGACTGGCTGAAATAACCTGCCAGATTAGTTCGACCAGTTCTTCATCTCCACTCATAAGGTCAAGTAACCAACTATCAATATCCCACCCGTCAATTACAGGCGATTTAGCAAAATGATCGTATTCTGTCCCGATGGTCGAGAATGCGACGAACTCATGTGTGAATGGTCGTAGTAATTTCTCTTTTTTATCGTATATCCCGTTCTTCACTAGGATAAACCTACGAGGGTCTTTGTATTCCCCTATCGGAAAATCACATGAGAACCCCTCATGTTGGTTTAACCGTGGAGTAGAAGCAAGCATGAAGAGAACATTCTTGGATTTTGCTTCACTAAAATTTGGCTCTAACAAACGAATAACCTTGTAAGCAAAACTAGGGTCTTTGTGATAATAACCTTTATCTGGATCATAGATTGCGACCCGTTCATTTGGTAGATTCACAATATATAAAATCTGTTCCATACCTTGTGCCACTGCTAATTCTGTTAAACGAGTAGGCGCTTTTTTATTTTCTTCTTTCGTACCATACTGGGTCTCTTCCCATTTGACGTTTTCGAGCCAGTTTTTACGATATTCTCGACAAGCTAGACGAATCTCACGCCAGTCATTTGCTTTCTCAATATAAGCTGGATGTTGGATAATGTTGCTTCGATATTCTTTTTTTAATTTCTCTAAATCAAGAACCACCTCTTCTATCCATTTCCTTTCTAACCATACTTTCAAACGTCCTATCCAATTCATCCGTTGGCAGACTGTCTGGAGTATAGTGATTTGCTATCTTTGCTAGTAAATAAGTTGCATCCACATCCACACCACGCATTAGCAATCCACCTATGAAACTTGCCAAGGCGTTATTTCTACCACCTTTATCTCCCAAACCGAAAACGACTTGTTCAAATAGCTTAGCAGTTTTGCTTGAGAATTCCCCTCGACTATAATCAGTCGTAAAACTCATAGGTTCCTTGGGTTGTTTAGATGTTTGTAAGATTGAGATTATCTCAGCTGGTGCTTCAGCCATCTGTTCTGTGGACTTATCCCACTTATAACTTCCTTTGGCATTATTGCTAGGTGCAACCAAGACATAATTGTTTTTATTTGCCTTAATATCAATCCCTGGTTTTACTCGTATATCTTGACTTAACTCTATACCTTTTGGTTTTTTAAGGAAAATGTGCTTCCCACCGCTTGGTGTAGTAGCGGTTAAAGTCTTAGGGATATACTGAGACAATTCCCATTCTTTCAAAGACTCATAACCGTTCTCAGTCACCGATACGTCAATATCAATGACAAAGAAATCGGTTGTCCTCCATGCGATATTCGCATCGGGTTGTTCGTGCCAAAATCTTCGGATTTCATTCTCACTAAATGTTTTATCTTTAAATTTTGTGATTGCACGTTTGCTCTTTTTGTCTATTGGGATGACCGAGTAACCTAGTTTCTGATAATGAAGGGCATAATCTACCATCCCAACCATAGATTAGAATGGTAAATCTAAATCATCTGCTTTGGCTGGTGTTGGTTCAGACGATACTGCACCAGAATAAGGTGGCAATTCCGATTGCTCCATTTTCTTGATATTCAAGTTATCGTAGGTCTTACCGTTATATTCTGACTGTTCATTTTTTACAGTCACTTTCAACGTTTTACCAATGATAAGGCCTAAGAATTGTTCAATTGTATTTACTTCAACACCTTCAGGGATTTTAACCGCTTTAGAATATCGTTGCAATGCCCACTCTGGATATTGAAGAGTCTGTTTATTGATCCATACCTTATCAAAGATTAGGTTGTTACGGAATTTCTGTTGGAAATCATCCCGAATTTTAAGACGGATATCTAAGAAATCTGTTCCACTTTGACTTGCTGACTGTTCTGCTTGAGCTACAACTACTTCATATGTTCCGTCTTCGATAGATGAAAATTGTTCTGCTGCTTCATAATTTACTGAAAAAAGTGCCATGTTTATTATCTCCATAAATTTAATTCTTTTTGTTTGTGCCACAACCAACCTGGTTGATAGCCGTTGAGCAATCGGAATGCTTTCAATTCTGACAAGTTCTGACATTTTGTGTATCGTTTACCATAGGTCTTGACGCGTCGATACACTTTCGCTTCTTCTGTCTTGACCTCTATTTCTTTGCCTTGAATGGTAATAAATTCCATTCCTTGATTGATTTTTGTTAATTGAACATCTGATTTGTCCTGTTCAATGTCTTGAATGTTTTTCTTCTCAACAATCTCTGCCTTGCAGTATGGACAACAACCGTCCACTAGCTGGTCTCTCCAAAATGTCGCAAAACATTTCTCACATGTCACCGTTGAACGTTCCGAAGGTTTCTTTTTCTTCTTTGTACCGTCTAGCGTCCACTCCCTATCATCGTTTGGCAAACCGTGTCGAATGTGATTCCCAACGTGGTCTATCAAGATTGCTTTCTTGCCTTCTCTTGGATTTAAGGCCCTCATAGCGAACTGCAAATACAGGGAGAGCGAATCGGTCGGTCGTAACATAATACAGACATCTACGTTTGGCAAATCAATTCCTTCTGTAAACAGATTGACATTGACCATGATTGTGAGTTCGCCTTCTCTGAATGCCTGCATATGACTCTCTCGTTCGCTCTGTGGCGTTTTTCCGGATACGACGGCTGATTGATAACCTTGCTCTATAAATCGCTTAGCGACCCTCTCAGCGTATTCTACGCTATGTGTATAAACGATAGCTTGTTTCCCTTTGGCTAACCTCTCGTAATGATCAATATAATCGCCATACGTTCCATTGAAACTAAACGCTGCGTCGATTGAATGGTTGGTAAATTCTCCTGACCTTTTTTTAAGTTTGGCCATATCCAATAGATTGATGGAATAATAATCAAATTCGGCTATATTTCCATGATTTTGAAGCCATCGGATGGATTTACCGACTACTAAATCATCTGCTAAATCGTGGAATCCCGAACCGTCCAATCGGATAGGTGTACCTGTGAAAAATAATTGAGTAGCATTACTGAAATAATTTAAGATTGTCTGATATTGTTTTGCTTTGATATGATGCGCTTCATCTACTAAGATTACATCGAATTGAGGCAATCGTTCTAACTTTCGTACAATACTCCCAACCGTTCCGATGATAACCTTATCGAGATTAACTCCTCCACGTTTAAAGGTCTCATAAACCTGCTCATTGATTTCTTTCCTGTGGCTGAAAAACAATACCGTCTTATCTTTATCTGTCGCATTTTTAGCGATATAAGACATCACGACTGTTTTCCCTGAACGGGGTGGGGATTGCACCATTATCTTTCGATTGCCTGCTTTCATGGATTTGATAACGTCAATTATCAGTTCCTTCTGGTAATCTCTGAGCGAAAAGCTCATCTACTTTACACCCCTTTCTATCGTCCAAACGATTCTTGGCATAGACGCTGGCGCTCGGTTGTAAAATGAATCCTCTCACTTCCTCACCGTCGTCTGTCGTTTTCTTGACTAAACGAGCGACTACATCTGTTAAACCAAGAAAGTTGTTTAAGATTTTGGAACGAATATCTGGCATGGCCCTGTTGTAAATCATGCCATTCTCATCTGACCACTGATCAGACGTTTCCCAAGCCGTGAATACAATCCGTTTATTTAATTGCAACAAGGCTCGTAGACTATCCAAAATCGTAAAATCGACCCTCTGGTAATCCGCCTGCGTTGGTACCCGATGGTTTTTTCCATCTCGGCCAAGATTGGCAAGACACGCTCTAAATAATTCAGATACGTTATCCACAACGATAGTATCGTATGGCTTACCTGCCCCTTGAAGTAATTCTTTCACGACAGTCAACCATTCATCCCAAATCTTATGTGTATCAACGTCTGCAATATCGATGTTAGGATTACCAGCTAACACTTTGGCTGATTTATCGATATTAATTACCAGTGTCTTCCCTGGAATGAATGAGATGGTAGTCGTTTTTCCAAAACCTGGATTTCCATAGATCAGGTAACAGGCATCATCGTTCGTAATTTCTGTTGCTTTTGTTATTTTCATCTTATACTCAAATTCTTTCTTTCAACTAAGCTGGCACCAATGATTTCAAGTCCGTTCTTCAAATCCTCTTTCAAACGTTTCTTGTCAGGTTTCCACGTTGCTACCTTGTAGGCTTCTGGCAAGACTGTTTCGTCTACTTCAACTGCTTGAGATTTGCGGAATGATACCTTGAAAAGTGGTGTATCCACACGTTCATGACCTGTCATGTTCATGCTTGCCGATAGTGTATCTTTCAAATGGTCTTTCTTCTTCTCATCTGCCTTGTTTAGTTCCGTCAAGCGTTTAATTTCCGCTTTACGAGCTTCAACATCCGCATCGATATTCTTCATAACCTTGATATAATTCTCAACCTTGGTTTCGTACTCAGTTTCCCAATCAATAGAATCCAAGGTATCTAGTTTGGTTTCTTCGTCTAGTTCCATGTTATAGATTTCAAGGTATTGTCCTGTTAGTTCATATAAACTGGCCATTATTTCGTTACCTCTTTCATTAGTTTATTTGCTTCTTTAATCAGCAAACGCATAACGTTGCTATCTGTTTCTTTCTCTGCTGCTCTTGTCAGCATATCTACCCACTCACGTCTAGTGTCATTCTTCCAATCAAACAACTCTGTGAGTGATTTCTTGTGGTTAAAGTAAGGCGAGTAGTCAATTGACTCATCTTCTAAGCGGACACATCTGCCTGCCTTGAGGTCTTTAAAAAGATTAACCCTCACATTACTATTTGAAGTTCCGACAACCTCAGCTACTTCATCATATGAGGCAGTAGGGTGGTCTTTGTAATATTCCCTAATTCGTTCCGCTTGAGTCATTTAATCATACGCCCTTCCTTTAAATTCATTTTTTATTTCCACGCTCTCACATTTCACACATTCAAGAGGTGGATAGTTATCATACCAATCAAACTCACGTCCACAATCTGCGCACGTACATTTCCATAAGTACATCATTTCCTCCTTAGTTTCAGTTGGAAATTCTCTGCTTCTAATCTCTTTCTTAAGGATTGTTCCTTTTGCAATTGCTTCTTGAGATCATCTATTTCATGTTGCATATGCGCCATCATCTCAAGGTCACGCATCTTCTCTCTACGCTTGCAAGTGGATAAATCCCACGCTTGTCTATCCCATACGATTTGTATATCGTACACTCCGTGGTTCTGGCAAAGCTAACGGCTCAGGTCGCAAACCTACAGGCGGTTCATTGTCGTATGTGAAACCAGGAAACTCTCTGCGAATGTTCTTGCGAATTTCTTGGCGCTCAATCTCACGCCCCATTTCAAGCAATTCATTACAAGCTCTAACCACTTGCGTGTCATATTCTTCTTGAAGTCGTCTTTCTTCCTCTTTTTGCTTTTCTAACTGATGAGCTAGAAACCCTGCGCTGATAAATCCTAAAATCACTGCGCCAGTTCCTAAAAACTGGTTTAAAATCGGTGGTTCAAACATTTTCTTTCTCCTTATACATTTGTAAAATTCTTCTCAAATCCACATTTTCTTGAATCAACACTTTCATTTGATTTCTTAATTCATTATTGTCTCGATTTAAATCCATAGCAACAACTTTCCAGTCTGTGTTAAATTCTCTATACAGTCTGTTCTTGATTTTGGTTAGTAGATTCATGCTACATTCTCCATATTTTCAAGAATTCCATCTACAACGTTATAGAACTGATGTCCCGCTGGAACTACGATTTCTTCATCTGGTTCTAATTTTCTACCGTAAGCATATACTGTGACTTTCATTTCTTCCCCTTTCGTGTTATAATCATGTTGAATATTTAAGTGTGCGCCTGATTGCCGTCAGGTGCTTTTTTGTTTTATCTTAGACAGAAAGTCTAATTATTGACAGGCTTGGCTTTTAATTCAACTTCAATAATGCTAAGTCGATCGATTGCTTCTTGCAATTCTTCGGCTTTTTTTGATACTTCTTTACAGGCTTCCTTAAGTTCTTCAATACCCGAAACTTCAACATTAAGCCGATATCCTATTGGTCTCATTTCTTTCTCCTTTTTGATATAATATTTAATAAAAACGAGGTAATTCTGATGTTTAGTTTGATTGATATTTTGAATATTTCTGCTGCATGGATTGGTGCTATAACGGGTGTCACAGGTCTGTTTTACTCAATTTTTATAAATAGAGCTCGATTATTGATAACAGATGCCTGTGCAATGGAAGTGGCAGATGAAGCTCCTTACAAATATTCTTTTGATATTGTTAACCCAAGTAACAGCACATATACAATCAAAAGTATCCAATTATTCGATGATGACGGAAAGGAAATAAAAGATAATAACTTTGATCCATACGAAACACTCCCTCTTCACAAGTATGTTTTGAGAAAAGATGATTTACATTCCTATCCCTTCGAAGTTGATGAAATTATTTTCCCTCATAGTAGTATTACCTACTCTTATTACTTGGATAGTTTACCGTGTAAAATCAAGGTTAAGACTAGTAAGAGAATTCGTTTCATTTTCAAACATAAATCATTCCATCCTGTCTTTTATAAAGCAAAATAGATTTATTACAGCACAAACTACATTTACGATTGTTACTATGAATAGTCCTAGTTCGTTCATTGTATTTTCCCTTCTAGTCTTATAGAAATGATTTCTAAGTCTATGTTGTCCAGTTTCAACTGGTCAGCTTTTTGATTTAAACGAGCTTCCACGGCTTGGTTAATTTCGTGCCATTCTAGTTTTGTAAATTGGCTTCTGAATTTTAGAAATTCCTTTATTGTTTCTTTCATTCGTCCTCCTTCTTCTGCGAACCGTTCGTAAAGTTCATCTATTTCCCTCCGTTGCTCTTTTGTAAACGGAGCGGTATTATTTGTCCAAGTTATCTGCTTGCCTTCTTCACGCTTTATCCTTCCTGCTCTAACAAGCAGGTTTTTAAATACCTCGTAAGGCATGTGAACTCTGATGTCTTCTTTCATTCTCCTACTCCACCTTTTTTTGATATAATTTAGCTATCTCATACGAAAGGAGGATAACTATGATTACTTGTCACATCATGATCAATGGTCGTGTTGAACCTCTATCAATGACATTGCCTGCTGTTCCTACTATCGGTTCTGTCATTGCTAAGTCAGCAGACCATAAATCGGAGCATTACTTGGTGAAATGCGTTGAGTATGTCAACGGACATGATACTGTCAATCTACATGTTCAACCATTTCCTAACCAAATCAGTGCTGTCAACGCTGTTGATGGTTTCAGGAATAGCAGATAACTCTACTATCTTGACCCAGTAGCTATATAGCACTTTCTTATCAACGTAGACCGCTTGTTCGCATAAACCGATGTGTCCATCAATGACCATCGCTCTACGGACAAGTAGGTCTTTTTCTGTTTCCAGTTCAATACGTCCAGCAATATTGCCAGAGATTTCAAGGTACTTGTATGGTTCTTTCATCCTTCCTCCTTTCTATGTTGTTGTTTTCGCAACATTCTTTTTAAAAAAATTACTAGAAATCTTCCATCTTGACATCTAGTATTTTTGAAAGTTCACTAGCTTCCGAAAATGTGAAATCACGTCCACGGTAACGATTGACTTTCATGTTGAACGTTGACTTATCCATACCTAATTTTTCAGCAATCTCTTTTTGTTTCATTCCTTTTGAAACAATTATGCTTTTCAAATTTAGATATGCTTTATCTATCGTCATAACAGCTTCCATAGCCCCTCCTTCCCAAGTTGCTGTTTTCGCAACTTTGTTTTATGGTTCTAGTATAAACTAACTTTGTTTCGTTGTCAACAACTTTTTTTATTTTTTTAAAAAATATTTGCGAAATCGAAACTTTTGTGCTATTATATCATTAAGAAAAGAGAGGGAAAATAAATGATTGGCACAAAAATAAGAGAACTTAGAAAAAATAATAAATTAACTCTTGAAGAGTTAGCTGATGCTTTAAACCAAAAATACCCTAATACCATTAATTTTAACAAAGGAAAAATTTCTAAATGGGAAAATAATAAAGAAGAGCCTAGATTATCTTCTGTAAAAATTATTGCTGATTTTTTTGATGTACCTTTAGATTACTTCAATGATACTCCCGACTCACACCCTGAAATCCTAACCATCTACAACCAGCTTGAAGAACCTAAACAAGAAAAAGTCCTTGATTATGCCAAGGAACAATTAGAAGGACAAAACAACTCCAAGATTGTCTCTATCTTTGATAAGCCTCAAGATGACGACTATATCACCGACTACGTAGAAGGCTTGGTTGCAGCAGGACACGGAACTTTCCAAGAAGACAATCTCCACATGGAAGTAAAATTGCGTGCAGATGATGTCCCTGAAGAATACGACACTATCGCTAAGGTGGCTGGTGACTCCATGGAACCAATGATTGAAGATAACGACCTGCTCTTTATCAGGGTCACTAGTCAAGTAGATATCAACGACATCGGTATTTTCCAAATCAACGGTAAAAACTTCGTTAAAAAGCTGAAACGTGACTATAACGGCGGTTGGTACTTGCAAAGTCTCAACAATAGCTACGAAGAAATCCATCTGACAGAGAATGACGACATCCGAACTATTGGGGAAGTTGTCAGTGTATATAGAGATAAATAAAAAAAAGAAAGTAGGTAATTACAATGGGAATGTTTAAAGGTCCTAGCACTCTTTCAGTCGCTTCAGAAGCTGAAGATTTACAATATGTTGTCTTGCAGGTAACTTTAAAAGAGAAATTTTTTGGTACAGGGTCGCGTAACCTTACAGCCTTAGAAGAGGTTATCAACGAACAAGCAGCCAAAGGCTATAGACTTCACACCATAAGCACTGCTAGCGGTGGTAGTTCTGGTTTTGGTGGTGGTGACCGTATCCAAGCGACTATGGTATTTGAGAAAATTTAAAAAAGCCCCACGCTCAGAAGTTTGCAGACAGAGAGCGTGAGGCTAGTGGTAAGAAAAAAAGCATTAAAAAGCTCTTTTTCTTATACCCATTTTATCAAGAAATGAGGTAAAAATCAATGCGAAATAAAGTAGCAATCTACGTCAGGGTTTCAACCGCTTCACAAGCTGATGAAGGTTACTCGATAGATGAACAGAAATCAAAGCTGGAAGCATACTGCGAAATAAAAGACTGGAAAATCTACGATACTTATATTGACGGTGGCTTCTCTGGAGCGAACACCCAAAGACCAGAGTTAGAGCGCTTGATTTCAGATGCTAAACGAAAGAAAATTGATATCGTACTTGTCTATAAACTTGATCGCTTGAGCCGTAGCCAGAAAGATACTCTGTTTCTGATTGAGGATGTGTTTGCCAAAAACGATGTGGCATTTATTAGTTTGCAAGAAAACTTTGACACTTCTACACCATTCGGCAAGGCTTCGATTGGTATGCTATCAGTATTCGCCCAGCTTGAGCGTGAGCAGATAAAAGAAAGAATGATGTTGGGGAAAGAAGGTCGGGCAAAGAACGGGAAATCCATGTCTTGGACTACGATACCGTTCGGCTATGATTACTCAAAAGAAACTGGTATCTTGTCAGTCAATCCAACTCAAGCGCTTATTGTGAAACGTATTTTCACGGAATATCTAAACGGTAAGTCAGTGGTTAAGATAATCAGAGATTTAAACGCTGAAGGTCACGTTGGAAGAAAGAGACCTTGGGGCGAAACTATCACTAAATACTTACTCAAAAACGAAACATATCTTGGCAAATCGAAATATAAAGGCAAGGTATTTGAGGGACAGCACGATGCTATAATTAGCCAAGAGTTATTTGACTTAGTGCAATTAGAAGTTGAAAAGAGACAGATTTCAGCGTTTGAGAAATACAACAATCCTAGACCGTTCAGAGCGAAATATATGCTTTCAGGATTAATGAAATGTGGATATTGTGGCGCATCGTTAGGCTTATACGTTGCTCCAAAGAATAAAAATGGAGTATCTAAATACAAGTATCAATGCAGACATCGCTATCACAAAGATAAAGCAATAAGATGTAATTCCGGTTGGTACTCAAAAGACGAGCTTGAAAAGAGAGTAATAAAAGAACTGGAAAGACTGAAATTTGATCCAAAATACAAGAAGGAAACTCTTGCTAAGAAAGACGAAACAATAAAAGTTGAGGATATTAAGAAACAACTAGAACGGATAAATAAGCAAGTATCAAAACTAACAGAATTGTATCTAGATGAAGTTATCACTCGAAAGGATTTAGACGAGAAAAACGCTAAAATAAAAACAGAAAGGCAGTATCTTGAAGAACAACTAGAAAACCAAAAATCAAATGTGATGAGCATCAGAAAGAGGAAGTTATCTCGCTTGTTAAAAGATTTTGATATTGAAAAATTGAGTTACGAAGAGGCTTCAAAAATAGTGAAATCTGTGATAAAAGAGATAGTTGTCACGAAAGATGATATGACGATAACGCTAGACTTTTAA